ATTTGGTATTCATGGCTCGTAGTTCACAATTTCCCAATGACGCTGGGTTTCAATGGCTCTAACACCTTTGGCTTCCAAATCAGCAAACTGCTCTTCAGTCATCAAACCCATGATGTCCATGCCGTTGTAGGTGACCATCTCAATGTTTTCAGACCAAGTTGAGTACTTGTCTGCCTTGAAAGACATAGTGACTTTGACTTCTGCTTCACCTGCGCCTGTTGTGGCATCAAAATTGATTGTGTGCATTACTTTCTCCTTAAAATTTGTTGATGTAGTTACTGTATCTTGAAATCTTGATTATTTATATAGGGACTTACCCTTAGTCTAAATTTTCCGCAACCATGACTTCAACCATGCCAACAGTGCCGTAAACCTTAGTCACATGAAGCGTCAGCACTTGGGTATCGTCTTTATAGATTACGTCATTCATGGCATCAAGGAAGCATTTTGCAACATTATCGATGTCAGGCTTCTTTGTTGGCTTCTCAGAGCCATTTAAACAAGCCTCTGTGCGCTTTTTAGAGTAAGACTGAGGGACAGGTACTGTAATGTAGATTGCAACTGTTACAGGCGTTTCTAGCAGTTCATTGCTTCCCATGGCTTTTTGGGCAGCTTCTTTAATTACAGTTTCGTAATCTCGGGTTTTGGTAGGGGTGTAGGTAGAGACAAAGTTACCCCTTCTAGCAAACTTGGGACGGCCTTTGCCAATTGGATTGCCCTCAACCATGTATGTCATTAAAAAAGTCATTCAAGTGTTCCTTCTCTCATTTGGGCCATATAAGACCGGATTCTGTCTCTTGCACCGCTGCCATAAATGCGTTCTGCTCTTTCAAGCCTAGCTCGTATGAGATCCCTGTTTTGGGATGCCTCCCAATTGCGATATAGCTCCCTAGCTTCTGCTTGCTCAAGGATGACTCTATCGCTAGGGTTTTCAAGATTGCGTCTGCTGTAGGTCACCAGTAAGCTCCAAGGCCATGCGGATTATTTTGATTGGATAGGGCACTCCATCCCGAACCTTATCCAAGATTCTCATTGCGTCTTTGTGGGTCATATGGCAACCACCATTTTTTTAACAGAGTACCAATATTTTTTTGACCTGCTGTTTAAATCTTTAACGCACAAATTTGCTGTTGTTTTATTTTGCAAAGCATCAACAATTAAATATTCTCTAAAAACACCATGTCCCCAACTGTCTCTGAATGTTCTATGTTTACAAATCAAATAAATATTCATTGCATTTCCTTTAGTCATAGTTATACCTAGGGTGGATAGTTAAGTTCTATCCGACCTTCTCCAAGCTCTTTATTGCATCAAATACACAAAAAGCCCCAAGTGCCCATGAGGGATTGATTCGCTTATACATTGGGCCTAGTTTCCACCTGAGTTACCCAATGCTTTACCAGTCGGTCAATCAACGCTGGTCGCCTTTTGCACAGGGGTGTAACTGTGTGCGGTGTTTTGTTCCAAGCCATCCATGCAAATGCTCTGCTTTCGTGTGGAGTACGGATGCATAGAAAATTACAAATAAAAAAGCCGTTTACAACTGCGCTTCGGTAGTGACCTTGCCTTATGACTCTCCCACAGAAAGCATTAGGTAAGGCGAAACGCATGTGTAAACGGCCTAAATTGTTTGTCACTCACTACAGCAACAATTTAATTGTATCTGAAACTTATTGGAACAAGTCAATAGGTTTTCGTAATTCTGCTAATTTTTTTCTAATTGCCTCTGGCATTGGTGTTGCTTTTTTACGATCAGCTTCAATTTTTGCCAAAGCAGGATCAATTTCATCCTGACAAACGCACCTAAATATGCCGCAGCTAAAGCTACTCGGGTGCAATTAGAGGAATATCGCAAGTCCAAAAAGGCCATTCTCATGTCAAACGAGGAAGGCACATTAGGCGCAAAGGAAATGTATGCCTATGCCCACCCAGAGTATGTTGCGCTTCTGATGGACATCAAGCAAGCCATCATGGAGGAGGAGGAAATCAGGTGGAAGTTAGAAGCAGCCAAATTAAGGGTTGAAGTCTTTAAAACTGAAGAATACACAAGAAGACTGGAAATGAAATTATGAACAGAGAAGACATTATTCGCATGGCTAAACAAGCTGGATTTGAGCGTTTAGGCCATGATGAGCATGACTATGTTTGTTATCCAGATGACATTGTTGCATTTGCCGAGCTTGTCGCTTCTGCCGAGCGTGACAGAATTTATGCCGAACAATTTGAGTTACCCGAGCCGAGGTTGACGGGTAAGTTTTCAATCACCGCAGGGAAATTTAAATGTACAGGTTGCACGGGTACATGGACAAACCGTGAAGATGCTAAACACCATTCATGCAAGGATTACCAATGACCAAAGAAGAATTACTTGACCATTTAGCACTAGAGGTTTTGAAGGTTTCCCCACAATCAGCCCGTGATGCATATCGTGTTGCAGAAGATATGTTAGAACGCAGACAGGAAATTTTAAATAAATGGAGTACGGCTGAAGCTATTGTTTTTGATGGAATAGAAAAACTTGAATTAACTGTTAGGTCTGAAAGATGTTTAAAAGCGGAAGAAATTTATACCATCACACAATTAATTGGATGTACCGAAGATCGCTTGCTTAAAACTCCAAACTTAGGGCGAAAAAGCATAAAAGAAATTACAAATCGTTTAAATGAACGTGGCTTAAAATTAAGGGGACAAGCATGACTAAAGAACGAGAAGCATTGAAGCTGGCGCTGGAGGCGTTGGAAACATCTATGTATCCGCAACAAAAACAATTGCAAGCCATCACCGCAATTAAATCCGTCAAAGAAGCCTTGGCAAAGCCAGAGCAGGAGCCTGTGGCGTGGATGAATGACAGCACACCATCAGGAATATTTGCAAGGCACATGGAGGGTGCAAAGAACTTTGGTTGCACCATTCCCCTCTACACCACCCCACCACAGCGCAAGCCGCTGACGGAGCAGGAGATAGGCGCAATCCTTGAAGACATTAACGCCTTTGGCACACGGTTATATACATTTGCCCGAGCCATCGAAGCCGCACACGGCATTAAGGAGAACACATGAGTGAATGCAAATGTGACCTAAGAACTAAACTTGTTGGTGACGGATGTAGGTACTGCAACCCACAAGAGTACATCGACAATTTAATTGAATCTTTAGAAGAACCGCGCACATGGATTGGTCTGACATTAGATGACATACCCAATGACGATACTAACAATTTAGATTTCTATCGAGGCGGCAGATGGGCAGAGAGAGTCCTCAAGGAGAAGAACACATGATTCACAACATTAGATTTTCAATTTATGACAGATTTGTCATTCTGCAAGTTCAAGAAGGTACAGAAATGTCCACCACTTATGAATTAAGAAATACAGCTTGGCGTGATGCAAAAGTTGAAGATTTGCTTTCTATTTCTGAGCATTTGAACAATCGTTACAAGCCACAATTTTATGTACCAAAAGACTGAGTACTATCGAGACAAAGACCTCCTGCGCCTGGCACAAGATAGTCCTTGTCTTTTGCAGGTGGCCAAAAATTGTTTGGGGGGGGAGGGTTCCACAACTGTAGCTTGTCATTCCAACCTGTTAATTCATGGCAAAGGTCGCTCAATCAAGGCAGATGACCATCATTCAGTGTGGGGGTGCTACCACTGCCACACATGGCTAGACTCATCCCAAACCGATTACGACACCAAAAATCTGGCATACCAAGAGGCGTATAAAAGACAACTTCACGCATGGATGGATTTGGTATTCATGGCTCGTAGTTCACAATTTCCCAATGACGCTGGGTTTCAATGGCTCTAACACCTTTGGCTTCCAAATCAGCAAACTGCTCTTCAGTCATCAAACCCATGATGTCCATG